CAGTAACAGAGCTTATCAAAACAGAATCACAACAAATTCAATTGATAGTAAATGAACAAGATAAAAAATTAAGAATGGAGACTATATAAAATGACTGAAAATAATAAATTACAAACTATTGAACAACAATTAGTACAAGAAAAGAACGTATCTGACAACGTATTAAACAAAGTGAGAGTTTTAGAGTCACAAGGCAATTTGGAATTGCCAAATGATTATTCACCAAGTAATGCCATGAAACAAGCATGGTTACAAATCAGCCAAGATAACAAATTAATGAGTTGTAACGATACAAGCAAAGCAAATGCCTTATTAGACATGGTAACGCAAGGTTTAAATCCAGCTAAAAATCAATGCTACTTTATTCCTTACGGCAACAAAATGCAGTTACAACGTAGCTATCACGGTAATGTAATGATGTTAAAACGTGATGCAGGTGCTCAAGATGTTGTTGCTCAAGTGATTTATAAAGGCGATACATTCAAGCAAGAAATGGGAGAAACAGGACGTATCAAAGCGATTAAACACGAACAAGACTTCTTTAACATCGACAAAGAAAACATTATCGGTGCGTACTGCACAATCGTATTTAATGATGGACGAGATAACTATATTGAAGTCATGACTATTGAACAAATTAAACAAGCATGGATGCAGTCATCAATGATTAAAGATGAAAAAGCATTACAAAATTCTAAAACACATAATAATTTCAAAGAAGAAATGGCTAAAAAAACAGTTATCAATAGAGCTGCTAAACGTTATATCAACACATCAACAGATAGCAATCTTTTCAAATACGCACAAGAATCCGAACAACGTCAACGCAAAGAAGTGTTGGACGCAGAAGTTGAAGAAAATGCAAATCAAGAACAATTGGACTTTGAACAACCAGTTCTTGAAGAAGCACAATACACAGAATTAGAAAATGATAAGCCTATTGATGTATCTGACTTTGAAGAAATAAAAGAACCTGCAACAGAAAAAGAAAGCGAAGAAGAGCCATTTTAATTGAAACAATAGCAACTGGTTCAAGTGGTAACTGCTACGTCTTAAATGATGGACGTACTACGTTACTACTTGAGGCAGGTATAAAATTTGAACGTGTTCAAAAGCATTTCAAATATAAAACAAGACATATAGCAGGGTGTCTTATCACACACGAACATGGTGATCATGCAAAGTACACAAAGCAGTTTGTCGACAATGGTGTAATCAGCTATATGACTGCTGGAACACAACAAGCTATGAATTTTGAAAGTCATCGCTTATGCACGATTAAGGCAAAGCAAGAGCTGCGAATAGGTACATGGTCAATTCTACCGTTTGACATCGAACATGATGCTAACGAGCCTGTGGCTTTCTTATTACAAAGTACATTAGGTTATAAGGTTCTGTATGTTACTGATACAAAGTATTTGAAATACAAATTTAACGGCATTACGCACATGATGTTAGAAGTTAATTATATCTATGAACAAATACAGGAAAACATAAAAAACGGCAGTGTGCACAGCACATTAGCAAATAGAATTATGGAGTCTCATTTTAGCTTAGAACATGCTATAGGAATGTTGAAAGCAAATGATTTAACTAGACTTGAAGAAATACATTTAATTCATTTAAGTAGTCAAAATTCAAATGCAAAATACATTAAAAGTGAAATACAAAAAGTGACGGGCGCGCCCGTTTATGTTGGAGGTTTATAAATGCTAAACAGAACAATATTAGTTGGTCGTTTAACTAGAGACCCAGAATTAAGAACCACTCAAAGTGGTGTAAATGTAGCATCATTCACATTAGCAGTTAACCGCACATTTACGAATGCACAAGGAGAGCGCGAGGCAGACTTTATTAATATCATCGTATTTAAAAAACAAGCAGAGAACGTTAATAAATACCTATCTAAAGGATCGTTGACGGGCGTAGATGGTAGGTTACAAACGCGGAATTATGAAAATAAGGAAGGTCAACGTGTATATGTTACGGAAGTTATTGCTGATAGTATTCAATTTTTAGAACCGAAAAACTCAAATGACACTCAACAAGATTTATACAAACAACAAGCGCAACAATCACGTGGACAGTCTCAATATCCATATAACAAACCAGTAAAAGATAATCCGTTCGCAAATGCGAATGATCCTATTGAAATAGATGACGATGATTTACCATTCTAATTTAACCGGTTTGAAAGTGAGGTGTGTATATGACTGGTTGGATAAAACTTCATAGAAAACTATTAGATTCGCCTATTTTTCAGAACGAAAAGTTATTCAAAGTATTTGCATATTGTCTTATGAAGGCTAGTCATAAGGATCATACACAGCTTGTTGGCAGACGAGTTGTTGAATTAGAAAAAGGTCAATTTGTGTTCGGGAGAAAGCGAGCAAGCGAAGAGTTGCGTCTCAAAGAATCCACAGTAAGAGACTACATAAAACTTTTAGAAAACCTTGGAACAATCGTCGTAAAGTCCGACAACAAATTTTCTGTTATAACCGTTGTCAATTGGGCGATTTATCAAAGTATGGAAGAAAATTCCGACAGCAAAAACGACAACAAATCAACAACAAATGGACAACAAATCAACAACAAATCAACAACAAATCAACAACAAATCAACACAAACAAGAATGTAAAGAATGGGGATAATGTAAAGAATGATGAGAATGAGAAGAAGAAGAAGGCAGTTGCCTTCGACTTCTTCCAAGATAACGGATTCGGTTTCATAACTCCTTACAATTTAGACGATTTAAATTACTATCTTGATTCATTTGAAAATGATTCAGATGAAATAGTTACCGCATCACTTAAAATCGCTAAAGACAGAAACAAAGTTACTTGGGGATATGCTAAAAGCATTTTGAATACATGGCTTAATGCAAACTTGAAATCTATTGAACAAGTACGTGCATTTGAAAAGCAACAACTTGAAAGCAAAAAACAAAATTATAAACCTTACGTTAAACAATCAAAAGAAAAAACGCCTAAATGGCTCACAGACGGCACGAGAGAAACGAAAACGCCGGAAGTAGATGAAAACCTCGAGAAAGACAGAGAAGCTTTTATTAAGCGTCTAAATAGCAAATGGGAGTGATTGAAAATGGATGCATTTGATAAATACTATCTATTTGATCATGACGGCAACAAAATGTTTTCAGTTACACCACATTTTAAAGATGGTCGGCATTTAGTTGTTGGAATAAAAGAAACAAAATTTAATGGTCGTCGTTGGTATTTAGACGATTATGAATTAAATACACTTATTGATAATGAACAAATGGAGTTAGGACACCAAACAAGCTTATTTGAATATATATGAGGGATTACATGGAGATAGAAATTAAATTTAATGAAGTGTTTAATGCGCCGATGGGGTCGCCTCGTCCACGCTTTCGTAATACAGGTAGATTTGTTCAAACTTACATGCCAACGTCTTACACAAAGCATAAAGCGTATATACAAGGGCAAATGCCTAAGTTAAATCTAGAGCGCGCACTAAAAATCGAATTAGACTTTTACTTTCCATTGCTTAAATCATGGTCGAAGAAAAAGAAAAGCGAAATGGTTGGGCAGTATAAAGTGACTAAGCCGGATATCGACAACTTAATTAAAACGGTATTAGATGCTTGTAATGGCCATGTATGGAAAGACGATAACCAAATTACAGAAATAACTAGCTCAAAGCGTTATGGAATTGAGCCCAAAATAATCATACGAATAGAAGAAATATAAGAGGTGGAATAAATGGCGAAAACAGCAAGAATTGTAAGGATACACGATAAACCTTATAGGTTCAGTAAATTTGAAATGGAATTAATAGAAAGTCACGGTATAACCGCTGGAATGGTTTCTAAAAGAGTAAAAGACGGTTGGGAACTACATGAAGCAATGGACGCACCAGAAGGTACGCGTTTAAGCGAGTACAGAGAAAAGAAAACAATAGAAAGACTGGAACAAGCTAGACTCGAACGCAAATTGGAAAGAAAGCGAAAGAGAGAGGCTGAGCTAAGAAGAAAGAAGCCACACTTGTTTAATGTACCTCAGAAACATCCAAGAGGACGTTATGCGTGCTGGTTTGATACTACTTATAACCAAATGTTTAAGAAATGGCAGGAAGCATAAATGCCTAAAACCGATAGCGCATGTAAAGAATACTTAAACCAATTTTTCGGATCTAAGAGATATCTGTATCAGGATAACGAACGAGTGGCACATATCCATGTAGTAAATGGCGCTTATTACTTTCACGGGCATATTGTTCCAGGTTGGCAAGGCGTGAAAAAGACATTTGATACAGCGGAAGAGCTCGAAATATATATAAAGCAACATGGTTTGGAATATGAGGAACAGAAGCAACTAACTTTATTTTAAGGAGATGTAAAAATGAAAATCAAAGTTAAAAAAGAAATGAGACTGGATGAATTAATTAAGTGGGCGCGAGAAAATCCGGAGCTATCAAAAGGAAAAATTTTTCTTGCAAAAGTTTTTAGTAATGGATTCGTTCGTTTTCAACGAAATACAAATACGTGTTCGATATCAAGTTTTATTCCAATTGATACTCCTTTCATAGTTGAAGTTGAAGAGGAAATCACAGAAGATACAGTATTTGATAGGTTGTTTGAAGTGTACGAGCTTCAAGAGGGAGCCTGTATGTCAGCGTTACACACAAGTATTAGTATCAACGAACGTTTAGAGAACACGTTTTTCCCTACCAAAGCATTCTACATCTTGAACGACGGCCTAACTATGACATTAATTTGGAAAGATGGGAGATTGGTAGAATGAACTATGAAACAGGGTTCCAACTAAGCGTAATGGACGCTAGGTTGAAGAAGATGAGAAAACAACGTGATGAGTACAAGAAGCAACGATATGAGCTTATTGGGGTTATAGCGAAGTTACGAGATTGTAACAAAGAACTGGAGAAGAAAGCAAGCGCATGGGATAG